CGATGATGCAATCCCGTAGCAGTCATCAACGCTGAAACGATTCGTAGGCAATGCACACCCGCAAGCATTCGTGTAACGAAGTCTGACCCATGTGAGTAACTGTGCGGACGACTCGGCGATTTCTCGAGCAAAGGATAGTCCTCCAACAGCCTTCGCTATTGTTCTTGTAATGTTGAATCTTCCATACACTTCATCTCGGAGTCCCGCCAGCGAGTGGGCATAGATATCTGACATGATCGTCGGGTAGAATGGTCTCGTTGTCACCAGATCCTGAATCAATTGTTCGCCCGATACACTGACAGAAGTCGTGAGTATTTCGTAAAGCCAGGTGTTCTTCGTTATTCTCGGAAGCGAGAGTTCAAGCTGTTCCTTGATTAGTCGTGTTTGATCCTTGGGCCTTCTTAGCGGAATAGAGTAAGGATCTAGAAGAAGGCTGGTCAGATCGGGTGTGACCGGTGAGTATCTTCCCTCCTGAAGCAGTCGTAAATCTTTGAGTTGATTCTTGCTTGCGCACCTTAGTATTGCTGCAATATCCCACGATAATTCGTCTACTTCACCTCGTATCAGGTATCTGGTCCACGTGAGTAGAGGACATCCTCCGATGGAACCCGGTAACTGGAGCAAAAATTGTAAGAGGTCCGGATTCCCTAAGAATATTCGTAAGTGATATGACACATTCATACTGGGTGAGAATCTAGCGTGTTCTCGGAACATTCGTATTAGTCTCCAGCATTGCCACCAGAAACCAGTGAGTGGAATGGGGAGAGTATTGGCAACAGCTACAGCTGAGGAGCAGACAGATGAGATCTCCGACGATAACGAAGGTATATCCGAGTCATGCACTGCCATGGTACGAGACAGGAACTTAAGCGAGTACTGATAGTGGACACCTTCGACATAAATTTCTTTGCTGTATGTCAGGACGGTTTTCGAATCAATGCACTCATCTGGTTTGACGATTTGATTGAGGCGTTTACACCTGAATTCTAGTTGTCCTAGGAGTATTGTGAGCTCTTTGGCTAGACTATGGTCTTGTTTCTTGAAGGTGATAACAAGCACCTGGTTATCCCCTTGTCCCGCCATTAGGAACTGGCATGGCCTGTCCCACACGCATGTATACACCATCCCAATAGTGCATATCGTCCAGAGTTTTTGTTGAATTCCCTCAAAGCCTCCCAG